GAGAGCAAGTGACCATCTAACATCAGGATTACTATGTGCGACTATGGCTTGGTATTTGGAACACGATTCTATTAAATTTAGGGTAAAGCCAACTAAGTTAGCAAACCCAGGATGGAATAGATAATGAACGAAGCAAAAGTAACTTCAGAATCTAAAGAAGATTTTGATAAGAGAATGGAAAAGGTAGACAACATAAGACCAACAAGGCTGGCTGGTACTCTAAGCAACTTGTTTTCTATTAGCTCTACCATAGCTGGAGATAATCCATGGACAGCAGAAGATGTTGATAAGTTTGCTGGCAAAGATGTAACAAAGGAATATAGAGAAATTGTGGACTCGTGTAGGTTCTTTTATAGAAAAGACCCAATAGCATCTGTAGTTCTTAACAAGATGTCTGAAATTGCTATCACAGAATTAAGACTTATCAAAGGTAAAACACCTGTAAATCAATTAAGGGTTTATGAGTCTTTACTTGATGACCTACAGGATTACGCTGAAGATGCAGCTTTAGAGTATTTAATATCTGGTTTGATTGTTCCAGAAGTAGATTTTACTACAGTAACTAAGAAAGAACTAACACTGCGTGGAATAAAGTCTCTTCAATCTCTAAGGCTACCGACATCAATGTGGCTACGTGACCCGAAAACAATTATAATTAACTCGCCACTAGTCGCAGGTATACCATCATATTATCTAGAAATACCAGAAGATATTAAATTTTTCATTAAGAATGGTGGCAAATATGAGGATGGTACGGAAGATAAAGAACTGTATTTAGAAATAGTAAAACTATATCCAGATTTTGTAACAGCAATTTTAAACAATGAAACAAAGATAAGACTTGAAAATAATGAAAGGCTCTACACAAGACGTAAAGTACTTACAGATTCAGCATACCCAACACCATATCTAAATGCAGCGTTAGAATCACTAAGACATAAACGCAACATAAAGAGAATGGATTACTCAATTGCATCACGAGCTATTTCAGCTATCATGCAAATAAAGGTTGGTAATGATGATTATCCTTTAGTAGATGAAGACGACAGCCAGTTGGATGCACTACGCTATCAGATGCGTTGGAGAGATTCATCACAGAAAGATGTAGAAAGAATTTTCCAGTTATTTACAAATCATACAGTAGAGCTAAACTGGGTTTATCCAGATATGTCAGCACTGCTAGACGAAGCTAAGTATGGTAGCGTAAATATGGATATAATCTATGGTTTAGGATTACCAAAGATATTACTTACAGGTGAAACAGATAAGAGTCAGACATCTGATTCTGATACAGCTATGATTTCACCAGCTAAAACTATGAATAATATCCGAAGAAAAGTTTTAAGGATTATAAAATACATTATCGGAAAGGTTGCAGTAGAAAACAACTTCAAAAATATTCCAGAAGTAGAATTTGAACCTATGAATCTAGTTAGCTTTGGTGCTTTTATGGAAGCTTTACAATATCTGTATGATACTGGAAACTTATCACGAACACAACTTGCAACAGAACTAGGCAAAGACTGGGATGAACAAGTTGAACTACGTGCAGAAGAGAATAAGAGATTAAAGCAACTTGGTGTAGAGGAATTTGCACCAATGCCACACTCTAATTCACCTTTGGGTGGAGAAAATGGTGGTGATAAACCGCCAAAGGGTGGAGAAAATGGTGACAAACCACCAAAAAGTAAGGAAAACGGAGAGTAAATATGGGAAAAAAGTCTATAATTAGCAATAAATTCCAATCTGTGGTACAATTAATAGAAGATAAGGAATTTAAAAGCTTGGCTCTAGCCTCAGCAGAACGAAATCTTAACCCTACTCTTACCTACGTCAAGTTTATTTTGACAGACGATAAACCAAATGCTAATAAAATGCGAATCCCTCAAGAGGAATTTTCTAATCTAATAGTATCAGGTATGTATATGCCACTAAAGATGGCTGCTGGAGAGATAAGCGAGGGACACGATGAAACTACACCACTAGGTGTAATTGTTCATCTTAAAGAAGATGGAGATAAGATTAGAGGAATTGCTGCACTTTGGAATAATGAACGTCCAGAAGATGTAAAATTAATAAAAGAAAGATACGCATCGGGTAAGTCGTTAGACTTATCTTGGGAAATTGGACATTACGGTTATGAAGAAGAAGCAGATGGAGTGCAAGCACTCACTGGTTGTATCCTTTTGGCATCAACGCTAGTTGGTATTCCAGCTTATATGGGGCGTACGATAATAACGGAAGTTGAAGAATCCAGTGACAAATCCAAGGAGGAAGAAAACGTGGATGAATTAGAAAAACTTCAAAAGGAGTTTGATGACTTAGGAACTAAGTTTAAAACTCTTGAAGAAGAAAAAAAAGAAACCGATACAAAGATTTTAGAACTAGAGGCTACACAATTAACTAGTGAGGTTGAAACCGAGCTATCTGAACTACGGTTATTCAAAGCTGAATTTGAAGCTGAAGAACAACGAGTTCAAAAACTACAGGAAATCAAAGATAAATTTGCTGAAGCTGGTGTAAATAAGGATGAAACATTTTTCAAAGAAAGTGAAGAACGCCTTTTGAGCATGGCTGATGATATGTTAGATTTCTTTGTTTCGCACGTTGCATCAGAAGAAACAACTGATGAACAAGAAGAGATGGAAGAGGAAGAAGCCTCTGAAGGAAAACTTCCAAACCTTAAAGGCAAGCAGACAGTGGGTAAGATAACTCCCATTGAGCTAGCCCAACAACTGCGTAAAGCAAAAATTAAATAAGGAGAAAAAAAATGGGAGTTGAAATTAACAAACATTCTGATATTATAGGAGTACAGACTAAACAGTCTATTCCTGAAGGAAGAATGGTTATCTTAACTACAGTTGGTGGAAGCCATGACTTTGGTAGTCGAACAGACTTACCTGGAATTAGACTTCCCGCAACAGCAGCCGAAGCAGCAAAAGCTAAATGGGTTGCACTGTTTGCTCAAGATAATCGAAGCTTACCTATCTATCAATCTATGCCATCATATGATTACAATCTTAGGGATGGTTGGGGTGGAGGTTCAGATAATGTTCCTATTACGGGAACAACAATTTATTTGACACATCCTGGTAATATGATAGGTCAAACAATACCTTCTGGCGAGTTAGCTGTTGCTCATGGTGGCGGTGTATATACAGTACCATCAGGATATTACAACTATAGTGCAGACTTAGAAACACCAGGCGAATACCTGGAAGCTTTAAATGTTGCCGACGATACACTAGCAGAAGCTGGTAAACTATCTTACATTGCAACGTTAGCAGGAAGTGTAGCTATTGTAGAACGATACAATTCTACGACTGGTGCATTAACATTTAGAACATTAGTACCGTAAAAAGGATAGGTTACTATTAATTAGTCGGAGGATAGAAAAAAAATGGGAACATTAACACAAAAGGAATTAGATGTAAAGGTTGCATCTCTTCTTCAGGATGGGGATAGAAAAGCCCTCGCAGAACTTATCGTTGAATACGTTCAACCGCATCACATAACTGCTGATTTTATCAGTATGTTATTGAATACAAGAGTTCTAAATCCAGGAGATGCCCTAGTAAAAAAGATTAGAAAGGGTATTGAAGTACGTACATTAGTTCCAGGTGCAGTACACTTGGCTAGTGAAGTAACTGTCAGTGAACGTATTAATTACAGTCTTGACGGTGCAGACGTAAAAGTAACATATAACGAATGGGAAATTGAGAACGGTGACATTGGAACTGTAGAATCCTTACGAACAGAGATGTTTGATAAGCTTAAAGATTTCTATATGAACAAAGTATTCACTGCTCTTACTACTATTTGGACAGCAGGAAATACACCCAGTAACTACACAGCAGTTGGTGGAGCTATTGATGCTACATCATTGGAAACAGCCATTGATAGAATCAATCAAACTACTTCAGGTGCAAAAGCTATTGTTGGTGTACGTGCCGCAGTAACACCGATTACAAAATTCGGTGCTTTCTGGAACGATGGTGGAACTCAGTGGGCAGAAGTACCTAGCCACTTAGAAGAAATCATGCAAACAGGTATGCTCGGTAAGTATTATGGTGTACCTATTATTGCTCTTGACCAAGAATGGGATAACCCAGATGACAACAACACATTAGTACCAACTGACAAGATTCTTGTTATTGGTGAGAATGTGGGTGAGTTTATAGTCTACGGTGGAGTGAAAGAAAAACAATGGGTTGATATGAATCCAACACCTCCACAATGGATGTTGGAAATTTACCAGCAGTTCGGTATGATTATTGACAACGCACAGGGTATTTACGTATTAGGAACTATTTCCTAATAAAAAATATATTTAACTGGGGGGTTGGGGATAAAACCTAACCCCCTCTTTTAAAGGAGAATTGGAATGGATAACAAAATTACAGCAGATATTTATGGTATGATGCAATCA